ACAGAATCAGTATAAAACTTATCCTGATGAGCAATGTTGATTTTAGTAGATAGAGTAACAGCCAATCCACTGTTTCTATCTAGAAGTCTTTGGGCAAGTTCATCTTGCTCCTCTATTGATAACATTTCTAGATCATCTATCATTCTATTTAAATTAGCCATAAATTAAACTCCCTTTTTAATTTTATACTTATATTATACCATGCTTTTACGTAAATGTACACTAAAATAAACATAACATGTTAATTAGTTTCTACGCATTGTTGCATATTCTTTAGGATCAGCGTCCTTAGTTACGGGTACCATGTTTGATTTATGCATTGTAGCAATACCTGTGATAAAAGTACCAGTATATGCATTTGTTTTAGACTTACCAACAATACGACCCATATGGCCTGTAGTTGGTAGAGAACGTGAAAGCTCTTTATAATTAGGAGCTTTGATTCCGGAATCTTTATTTTTGTTTTTTAATTGATCTGGATGTACGCCTCGAGACTTTAGCCATTTATCGTGCTCAGCTTGAGCTTTTATCCAGCCTGGTTTACGAAAAGCTTTTTTCTTTTTATTACTATTATTATTGTAATAAGCTGGTAATAGATGCATTGTCATAGTTTACGACTCCAAATAATTTAGTTAAATCAATATATCCATAGTTGATTGCAAATAATATTGCAACAATAATCATTATTACAATTGCATTACGAAAGAACCAGCCAACGATGGAAAAAAATACACCTACAATCAATGCTCCAGCTACTGCGAAGAAGAGGAGTTGAAAAAATAGTGGAAGCATCGATTGTATCTCTGATGGGCTTGGCAATTGCCACTCTCCTATTCGTTAAAATTCTTTGAGGGGCTCTCTAACAATCACTTCTACCTAGGTATGCCCCTCGGCGGTAGAAGCGGGTTGCTTTTATTGTAGGTTATGGTTCCTTGAGTCCAACCAGACTTGTAAACCTCTGAGATTGTCGAGCCTATCGCTCTCCCTTATTCAATCTCTCAACCTTTACTTTCGCTATGTCATTTTAGAACCTCTTTTTTAATTTTATACTTATATTATACCATAGTTTTTTGCAAATGTAAAGGAAAATAAACATAACATGTTAACTAGTTTTATTTTCATACATTTCAAGTTTTTCATTTAGCTCTTTAATTCTTTTATATAAAGCATATTTTTCTTTGGTTTCTTCAGCTAATTGTAATTTTAATAATTCTACTTCACTATAAGTTTTCATCATCAATATCCATTTCAAAAACAAATTCAGTGTTATCGTCATCGTCTAAAGTTAGAGTTACTTCATTTTCTTTTACGAACTTCTCATCAACTTTCTTTTGAAAGCTGATGATATTTGATTTAGGATTTTCCATTACGCCATCTCGGAAGCTGTGTAATGCTGTGGTAACTTATAAGTCTTTAAAGAAGCTAAGTCTGATAAAGTATAAGTACGTATGTTTGTGGTATATGGAAAATGTGATAAAGCATTATTAATTGATTCGTCTTCGGTCTTACCGAAACCTGCAAGATCAATTCCGTTATCGAAAGTCATTTCAGTAATAAATTCGATTTTGTCATTAGTATTTTTCATATTAAATTTCTCCGCTTTTTTGATTTTAATAGATATATTATACCATAAAAAAACGGCTTTGTAAAGGAAAAAATGCACTTTTTTCAAAGTTTGTTGTTAACATGTTAAATGTTTTGAATGAATCTTGCAACCAATAAAATTATTAAAATAATTATCATTTAATAATACGTTATTATCAAATTGCAGCTTTGCTTCATAATATGACATATCACCTTTTGTTTTGCAGAGTTTTAGTATTACTCTTCTAAACTTATCGGTTCCACGTTCTTCCACAAGTACGCATACTTCATTGGACGAGCCGTAATATTGTTTCCAGTCTGACTCTGTACGCGTTCGTACTCGTCTCTTACGTTTCTTAGTGATGGGGAGGGTCTTAGGTTTCCAGAAATTCTTCTTTCCAATATACTTTTTGTTGGTGTCCAGTTCAGTAATCTCATATACAAATCCTTGGAAGTCTTCTGGTGTTGTGCTGTAAAGCTCGTTATTATAATACCACATAATATTATTTATTAAGGTTTATCAATCTCTTCTGGTTCAGCTCTTCTTCCACATAACGAACAATATTTTGGTTTTTCTTCTGAAGCAACATAAGATATGTTATCGCATTCTTCACACTCTATTTCGTAATCCTTCAACGATCTCTCTCTTTCTTTTATCAGATGCTTTGAACCACTCAGCTATTTCCTGAGTAGTTCTTCCACATCCAATACATACTTTGTTTTCAACTTTGCAGATTTTCACACACGGCGAAATTATCTTAGAAATCGATTTCACATTCACCGCCTGCACATGCAGCAGCTGCGAGGGTATCAACATCTGTATACTTCTTTTCTGTTATATCTTCTTTCCAATTAATTTGTTTTAAATTAGATTGAATCTTATTCCATTTATGTAATAGGTAAGCATCTTTTAAACAACCTTCTGAAGCTTTCTTATCTCCATCACAATAATTATTTGCAAAGTTTTCAAATCTACGTACCCAATCTTTTCTAGCAGAATTTTCTGAAGATTCGACTGATAAGTCTAAACCAAAACCTTGAGCAGTTGAACATGCATCCCATAGATTTGGATATACTTTAAGAGCATCAACTACCATACCAGATGCAAATATAGAAGCTTCACCATATTTCTTCACCATAGTTTTAGCATCAATGACACCAGTGTTTGGAGCTTGGTTGTAGTCTTTATCACCAGTCATTGCTAAGAAAGAAATACCAGCAAAGGCATTACGATTTTCGTATACATATTTTTCTACGTCATCCCAATCATCTACAATAATAGTATTTGATACGTTATGTCTTATACCTTCATCAGCACAAAGATCTTCATTAGTTCCAGTTTCGACCCAATGCTTTTGAGCTTTCTTAACAAGTTCTAAATGTTTAATACCTAATAGATCGTCTTTATACATTGAACCTTTCTTAGGTAGTATTGGAAATGAAACAACAACATCTGTACCAGTAGAAGACCAAACTGATTCTTCTACCATATACGGATTTTGCTTCATAATAGCTTGTGTTATTTCAGATTCTTTATTCATTTGAACATTACGTATATACATATCAGAATGTTCTGCATGAATACCTGAGGCAGTTTGTAATAACACTGAAGCGTTACCACTTGGTTTTACACATGTTGTTCTTGCTGCAGGATTAATTTTAATTATGCTTGCAACTTCTTTGTTAACTTCTTTAACAATCTCTGCACCTTTTTCAAGTATCTTTTCATTGAAAAGAATATCAGGATTATTCATCCATCCAGTGATTGATACACCAAGTAAAGCTTCTCTATCGAAAATCTTTTTTGATGTGTCTGATAAGAATTTAAAGTCTGTGTACCCAGCTTGTAGGGTACCGAGGATAGACGCTGCTCGACATGCCTTATAAAAGTCCTCCTCGGTATTGCATTTCCCTCCATTGATTTCAGTTAGGTTACAACCTTGCCAACCTGACTTTTTATTAATCTGCGGATACATACCAATTTCCACGCATGGATTTGTAGTATGTTCTGTAGATTCAACGAAGACGAATCCTGGTTCTCCAAATTGTTTGACTGATTCCATAATCTTGCCAAACTCTTCGGGAGTAGTCTTATCTCTTACAATAACTGCAGAGTTATTAGACCTGCCTCTTTGTGGATTTTCCATGAACCAATTACCAGTTTTAGCATTCATCATTTCTTCATCGTTTGGTGAGAAAAGACAAATAGTGGCAGATCTTCTTACGCCACCAGATAACACTGCATCTGCTGCATGCATTGTGATATCATATGCATTTATAGGTTTAATTTCACTTGGTTCTTTGGAATCTATTACAATACCTTGAAGTAAGTGTTCTATTTTATCTAATGATTTACGTAAGCCTTCTGGTCCAGGTGCTTTAAATCCACCAGATATTTTTGCGCCTTTAGGTCTTATTTGTGATAAATCAAAGAATACTCTTCTTCCTTCATAGTCTGGGTATTTACCTCCACCTACAAAGAAAGATGACATTAATATGTCTAATGCTGAAGCCCAACCTTCTATTGAATCTTCAACGATGTAACCTTTCGCTTGTTTAGTTCTATTTTGAATTTTTGGTAATTTCTTAATATGATGTTTTTGTACAGAAAAACCTGCGCCTGCACCACACAATAAGATATAAAATACTTCACCAAAAAATTCTGGTCTATTTACATATGACGACGTACAATTATACATCCTCATTTGATGTTTCATTAATTGATCACCACCAAACTGTAAAGCACGTTGTGCACCAAGAACACGTTGTTCTTTATATGCAGTACGAGCTTCTTCTACAAATGGTTGTAATCTGTTATTATTAGTAATATAATTTTGTTCGTGCATGTCTATTACACGATCTACTGCCTCATCCCAAGTTTCATATCTACCATCGCTTTCTTTATAGCGTGAGTAGCCTTCGTAAAACTTAGTTTCAGACAAAAAATTCCTTGTGTCAACAAATTGTTGCATTTCTATCCCTCTTATCTTTTTTGATTGTTGTATCTATTATATATTAAAAAACTAGTTTTGTAAAGGAATTAATTGTGTTTTTTCGAAAAGAATTTTTCAATCATTTCAATTCTGTCATACGCTGCTGACATCTTATCTAGTTCTGCCATTACTGCTTCTGTAATGTCGCCATGTTCACCTATACCAGCTGGCATAGTTCTATATACTTCGATATTTGCTTTGTGAATTTCAAGTTCACCTTCAGCTTGTTTTCTAGCTGCTAATATTATTTGTTCGCCTACGTTCATGTTATTCTCCTATTTTGGCATTCACTTTTCTATGTCCATTCCATGCTACAAAGCCACCAATTCTTAGTGCCCAATATGCTAGATTGTTTAGAAAGTGAAAACCGTTTTGTTCAATGTTAATATCTCTAAATATTTGATCTGCTTTTTTCTGATTAATTTTACCCATAGTTTTCTTTTTATCTGACTTTAATAATGTTTCATACTTATAAGCATAATCATGTACTAATCCACCCATTAATAATACTCCAGTTGGAGACAACCATGTGTGCAAAAATTTAGGAATAGATGCACCATCAAACTTAAATCCTTGTGGAATAATATATTTATTACCTTCAATTGTGAATAACCAGTCTGCTGCAACTTCCCAATGCCTTGTACCCATTAACCACATCCAAATTGCAGACCAAAATCCTTTTCCTTTTGTAGGTATTGCAATAGGTCTTAGTTGTGGCATAGCATCGTATTTAAATCCTATAATATCATTTTCTTGATCTACACCAAGTCTATTAATTAACCAGCCAATAATGATTAATACGCCTACAACCGTGAATTGCCACCAAGTAATAAGTTGATCTAAAATATAGTCCATTATTTTTTCTCCTCTTTAGGTTTTGCTGCCTTTTCATAATATACTATAATTTCTTTTTGTTGATTTAAATATCTTCTCATCTCTGCAATATTAATTGCTAAGTTTTCATAATCTTTCATGCTTAATGCGACATAAGCCAATTCACCGTAAACTTCTTTAAAGTCTTTTACAAACTCTTCATAATTATCTTTTGTGACTACAAATACTCTTGTATCACTAAGGTTTAATGGCTTTGGTCTCGCTACTACTGGTATTGTTATTTGTTCTATCTTCGTTACCGTTTTTATTTCCGGTTCCATCCTCAGGCCGCTGCAACCAGCTAGGCTTATCAGACTTATTAGTATTACCAGTTTCTTCCATGATACCTTGCCACAATGTATAACTTGCGCCATTCATCTTTCCTTCTAAAACTTTTGAATCTTTTAAAGCTTCAACTACTAAATCTAATTTACTTAACTTAGATCTTAATTCATCTCTGTATGCTTCGGCTTTTTGTAAATCAACTTGTAGTGCTTTGTTTAAAGTAGCCATCTTAGCAATATTAACTTTTAAATTATTAATACTTTTTTCAGATGTTTCAATTGCTACTTTTAACTTAGTATTATTCTTTGTAAGAATAGCTATTCTGTTCTGTGTAGTGTCATAATAATATTTAGCGCCATAACCTACTATACCAATTATGCCGACAATAAATATTAAAAGATATAGCCTAGCCATGATCTTCTATATATTTTCTAAATCTTTTTAGTAGTACTGGGAACTGATCTTTTTTTCTACGCTTATCATGCATAGTTGTAGTTTTTAGTCTAGGACCCATTGACGTAGTAGCAGGATTAGGAATAGATGAAGTGTTTGTTGAAGGCACATCTTCACCAACTTTAAGAGTTTTAGGATAATTTTTATCACCAGGCTTTAGCTTAGGTTTTCCTGCTGCTCTTCTTTTTCTTATATTATCCCACAATGATTCTTCTATTTTTTCTTCAAACATATCTGTGCTCGGGCTCCTTCCAGCTTGTTTAACTACTTTTAAATCATCACCAATTAATGGCGAATATTTTTCTGCAGCTTTCTTAGCTCCTGCTTCTGAACTATGCATACTAAAAGTGTATCTTGATTTTGGAGCATTAGGATTCACTGTAACATGTGTGTAAGCTTTTATCTTACTTCCTTTTTGTCTACCAGCCGCTCTCATCGTATTAGTTCTCCTGCAGTTATATAAACATCTTGGTTTGTATTAATGTGTGTTGCTTCATATATATCTACACCAAAGACATCTCCAATTGGATAACAATCTTCTTTTATTCTTACTTGATCTTTAGCCCACACTAATTCACTACATGATTTATTTAGTAACTTAGCATTTTGTATTCTATAAAGTCCTGGTGATAATTGTTTATTTTCTAATAGAAACCATTCATTATTTTCATTCAAAAAATCTAATATTTCTATATCACATTTCTCGCAAATACTAGTTAATCCTTTTTCACTGATATTTGCTTTTTCTTTAACGAGATAAAGCGCTGACGCAAAAGATCCGAGTTTACTTCCACCTCCTGGAAGTTTTGCGACGAGCCTTTTGATGTTAGCCACAAGGCGAACGAAAGGAGTATAAGCAGACCTTTTGTCAGATGTGTCAATTTTCACGTCCTTATTTCTCTTACCATTTTCGTCAATAAGTCCTTCTTTATAGGCATCCCAGTTTTTCCAATCCATAACCATCATTCGTATAAAACGAAATGCATATACTGTATCAGCTGCGCTTTTAAGTATTCCCATTAAATTTTCCTCAGCTTATCTACAACATATGGATCCATAGTAATTCCAATGTATTGATCGTTTTTAATATAACTTAAAAAAATTAAAAACGGTTTTACAATTGGCCAATGACTTTTTTCAAGTTTTAGCTCTAATATTTCAAGTGTAGCTTCAATACCAAAAACATTAAAAACAACTATAAAATGATTTAACAATAATCTATAAGCTAGATCGTCTGTTTCTATATAACGATTTAGCAATCGTTTTATATACTTAAATCTTTTTAAGTCTTCATAGAACTCTTCAATATCAGCAAACTTAGGATTCTTATAATGCTTAGCTGCATATAAGAACAAGTTTTTTTCAGTCAGTTCTTTAAAAATCATCATAAAATTATATATTCAATTATTAAAGTATCTCTTTTAATTCTTGTATTAATGCTGCCTTTGATTTTCTTCTATCAAGTTCAACACCGTGATCTCTTCCTATTGATTCCAATTCAGCCTTTGTCATACTTTCGTATTCACTTGGTAAATTGTCTTCAACCATAAGTTCGACTTTAGCTTCTTGAAAATTAGTAGGAGCTTCTTTTAACATTTGTGGCTCAGGACTAACGCCTAAGTACTCGTTAATAGCAGCTTCAGATATTTTCATAGAAACTAAGAGCTCTCCAGTTCTAGGATGCCTCCAACCCTGAGGAGTTGGAATAGCATCTTTTTGATAATTTGGTGCTTGCATTATATTTCCTTTTACTTATAAATTTCAGGATGCATCTCTTTATGCTCTCCATCATAGTGTTTCTTTAAATATTTTTGTAAGTTAGCTTTAGTGCCAGTTGCATCAGTTGCCATGTTTGATCCTGGTCCTTTTCCATAATTCTTACCTTTCTTTAAAGTAATACCATGTTTTTTTTCATGTGAACCAGCAGTTCCAGTCATGTGATCAATATCGACAGTATGAACTTTATTCATGTCTTCAACCATTGCAATGGCATCTAGTAAACCACTAGATATTTTGTTTCCTGATATTCCATAAGATTCTGTTTTAACAATCTTTGCTGTAGGATCGTTTACTGGTGTAGCTGAAGTCATAGCTTTCTTATCTCCTTTTTTGTTATCATTAGTTCTAGCTTTTGTACCTGGGCCGGCTCTACCCGCCTTTGCTGCATCTGCATGTGATTGCTTTTCCATATCAGCAGCTTTAGTATCACCACCTGTAAGATCAGCTTTCATCTGTTTAGCGCCAGCGCCTTTAAGCTGATCATCCATAGTTTCTGGCTTAGTTGCGCTTTTGTAATGAGAAGCTTTATCGTTCTCAAATATAGACATTAACTTTTCTCTAAAAGTTGTACTTTCAGTTTTATATGTATGTTGTCCATCAACATGATCGTCAGAATGAGTCTTACCTTTTTTATGATAATTCAAATCACCTAATCCTTTTTTGTCATCAGAGTGGTGATGCTGTAAGGCTTTATGTATTTGATGGTCGCTTCCATGAAATGACATTGTTGAACCATCTTTGTGATGCTTAACTGTGGCGCCTGTATTTTTATTAATATACTTTGCAAATTTCTTATTATCCGGACCATCGCCTTCGTCATAACCATGTTTAATAGTCATAGACGCTTTATTAGTTTTGCTATATTCTTCGTTCATAGTACCTTCTTTCTGTGATGAAGATCCTGTTTTCATAGTTTGCATATTGCCATGAGTCATATCTTTATCATAATGCTTTTTAAGAAATTTATGTATAGTTCCGCCATCTGAATTATCATGATGATTCAAAGATACTTTTACTTTACCATCTGAGTTGACACCTGAATACACTCCTTTAATTCCAGCAGATTGTGCTTTTTTTATAAATGAAGAGTGTGAGCCGTGATCTTTACTATATAAATCTACAGTGTATTTGTGTGGTATTCCTGCATCTTCTTTCTTCACTGATTCTTTTTTCATTTTTTTCATGCCATCAATCTTTTTTTGCAGTTTTGCAGTTTTTGGATCTTGTTTAGGAGCAGGCACTTTTGCATCTACTCTAGCTTTAGTTTCCGGGGATACCATACTACCATAGCCTTCTTTTATTTTGCCACCACCTAAATGATTGTCAACATACTTTTGTAATTTTTTAGGATCTGAATGAGATATAGTTACGTTATCTCCATCTGGACCTTTACTATGTACTTTAACTCCCATACCAGCTTTTGCAGCGTGTTTATGTCCTACAAAATAGTCAGTAGCGTGCGTTGCTTCTTTTTGATCTGCAATTGCTTTTGCTGTATCTTTTTTCATAGTTACTGGATATTTTTTACCAGCAAAACTAAAAGACGTCTTACCATCTTTAGCAGCGCCTGCAGCTGCACCATGAAATGCTGTTCTTTCATTTGCAGGAATTTCTTCCGGAATTAAAAATTTACTTTCGTTTAGGACCTCATCATTGGCCCTATGCATATTGAATGGATTGTTACTAAACATTGGTTTCTCCTTTACATCCACATGTGGGCCACATAGGCTCCTACTGCTGCAACCATTGCAGCGTATACCACTTTATTTATAAGACTTACAGTTCTTGCGTTATCGTCAACAGATTTCTGTATGTCATCTAATTTAACAGATAATTTATTCATTCTATCTCTCATATTGTCATGATCGTCTTGTAATGCTATTATCTTCTCCTCTGCTCTTGCTAAAGATATCATAGCATCTGCAAGCTTATCTATTTTTTGCTCGATTCGATCTAATCTAGTTTCATTTGTTTCTATTGCCACTAGCTTTTCCCCTGACCTCTGTATTTTTTTAAGCTTCTTCTTTTATGTTTGTTCATAGTAGAAGTATTTGGCCTGCGCCCAATCGAGGTTCCGTGCTTAATAACTTCGTGTTCTAAAACAGTTTTAAAAGCCTTTGCCATTATTCGCCCTTCCAAATAGTCCATGCGCCATAAGCAATTGCGATTCCTGCTGCAATCTTAGCTAATGGAGCTAAAAATAAAATCATAAGACCAAGAGCGATACAAACTGCTCCGTCCATACTTGTTCGTTCTTTAATTCTTTTTGTTATCCAGTTTTTCATTGTTAACATTTCCACCTTTTTAGAGACATAGCTTTACGAGTAGGTCTACCCTTTTCATCTTTCATTGGGCCTTTCATACCACTCATACGTGCACAAAATGATTTACGTCTGCCAGCAGCTTTACTACCAGCTTTTACTTTTCCAGTAACAGCAGTTTGTAATTTACTACCAGGATTCTTTCTACGATGAGCTGCTACACCTTTAGCAGTCATTCCAGCACCAGATTTAGTAGATCTAAAATGACCTTTAGAATCTGCTCCTCGAGCTTCTATAAATGTTTTAAACCTATCTAAGCTCATTACTTTTTCCTTTTTTTCTTATTATCAGGATGACCTTTACCGCCGTCTTTACGATTAGCCCATACGGCACGCTGCTGAGCCATAGATACATAACCTTCTTCTTTTTCGCCAGGAGTCACTTTCTTCATGAGTTTTACAGACTCTGGCGTACCATAATCGTATTTGTATTCTTTAACTTCTCTGCCTTGTGCTTTATCTCTATATGCTTTCTTAACTTTGTTTGTAGTAGTTCTATCAACATCTTTTATCATTGATGGCTGCTTAACAATTTTACGAAGCTTTTGTAATAATGCGCCTGGTGTTTTATCGTTCATATACATATCTGGTAATCCATCAATAGAAACCTTGAAGCTAGTGTCTTCTTTCTTTATAGGTTTCTGACAAGAAGCTTCTTTCTTTATAGGTTTTTTACGATTACTTTGACCAAACATCTTAATGGTGCTACCAGCAAATTTTGCTTCGTCTAGGTGTTTGCGAAATTGAAAAAAGTCTTTCACTATAATCTCCTATAGCTTTTCTATTTTATATGATGGCCCGTCTGAATATATACGAACACCTTTTTTATCTACGTTAGGCATAATATATTCTTTAGCCCATTGATCAGGATTAGGCCATTGACCCATAACTATCATTTCACCCTTTTTATATTTACCAGCTTTACGATCTTCTTCTATATTTTCTTCCATTAAGATTTGTTTAACTTCATTGATTGCTTTTGTTAAAGTCATCGTTTCATACTCCCAACTTTTTTACTAGTACCGAAACCTTTTGTATCATCTTTTGACATCATGCCTTTCATTCCAGTACCGAGATCGTCTTTACCAGTCCAACCTTGTGCATAACCTGGCTTAAGCTTTTTAACTTTACCACCTTTAGCTTTAAATGCTGCAATTGCTGCGTCATGAGCTTTCTTTTCTGCATCAGACATTGCTTCTTTTTTCATAAGCTTTCGTGTTGCTCTCATAATACCACCAGCTCTTCGTGCACCTTTAAACTCGGGTCCACCTTTATATTCTTGATCTGGATGTTGGCCACCAGCTTTAGCTATTGTGTCAGCTGCACCTTGATCTCGTCCTTTATGAAACATATCTATTGCAGCTTTATTTACATATCTCCTTGCAAGATTCTTTGATATTTCATTTACCTTAGATTCATTTTGTTTTCTCAGTACTGCAGCTACTTGAGGATGCTTATGAAGACCAGGAGATATTTTGTTCATAGCCTTAACTGCACCAGTCATATTACCTTTTTTATATCGAGGGTCAGATGCAATACCAATAGCTTGTTTAACATGTTTAGTATCATGTGCTTCATCTACACTACTTTCAAACATCTTGCCTTTAATTACTACGTGTGTATTAGCTGGTTTACCTTTAACCATAGTAGCGCCTTTACCAGAATTTTTATATACTTTGCCACCATGTTTTTTTGCATGTGCATGTGCAGCATCCTTAGAATCAAAATAATCATATTTAGCTTCATCAACAGATTCTTTTTTACCTTTACCACTGAGATCTGAATCGGCACCGTAATAAGTACCTTTACCCTTTGTGATATATGAATTGACTCTAGCATGAGCCCATTGTTGTGGTGTTGTTCCTGGTCTGTGACCAGTCTTCCAAGCAGCCATACCTCTGTTATATACTTTTTTTAAAGTACCAAGCGATACGCCAGACTTTTCTGCTTTCTTTTTAAGACCTTCATTTTCTAAAAGGTCGTTATAAGTTGAAAATTTAAGCATATGCTTTACTCCTATTTTTAAGTTTTCTTACTTTAGCCCGATCTAACATTCGAGCATGTTTTATTCTGTCAACTGTTTTTTCTCGTTCTATTTTTTTCTTAGTTACTTCTACAGCATCCTCACCAAACATTTTTCTATATTTGATAGTATGCTTACTTAATTTTGTTTTTGCTGTTGCATCACCTGGTGCTTTTTTGTAAGCAGCTGGATTGTCATCATCCATTTTTGCATGTTTTTTAAAATGCGAAAGTCTTTTAGCTTTCGTTGATTTTTCCAGTCCTTTATAATATGGAGCTGGCTGTGTACCTTTTTTATCTTTAATATCTTTATCTTGTTTCACTCTATCTTTAAAATCTTTTTCTAATAGTTCTACATCATCTATCCACTTACGAAGAAGTTTATTATTTGATTCAATAATAACATAGTTGCTTCCAAGGTTGGCAACACGACCAACTTCGTCAGTAGCCATGACCACAACATTATCACCAATATTAAACAGGTTTCCTTTAACATATGCCTCTCTTTTCTCAGAGACAGGCTCGAAATGTAACTTATTAAAATAATCTATTTGTTCTTTTAGTCCCATACCTTTTCTTACTTCATTATATACTTTTTTTGCGTCTGCATTCGATACATTCCGTGGCAGCCCCTGTGAGAATTGCGTGAAGTCTCCTTCATTTGCTAATGATCTCATCTTAGATGCGGACATTCCACTAGTATCGTCTGCATCGGGGTCTCTGTCTCCGGCTGAAATTACGTTGATTTTATTGAAGTTATATAGGCCATGCCTACCTTTAACTCCGTTATATTTTTTTAACAATGTAGTAAATTCGTTGATCCTATCAGATCCAACTACCATTGTTACATTTTTAAATCCGTCATTATACATTTCAGTTACTGCATCAAAAACTGTTTTTACTTTTTTATTAAGCATTACACTTCTTGCGTGCTTTGGAAAAAACTTACGAACAGTTTTGACTTTGTATTTAAAATCCAATGGATTCTTTTTCTTATCTGTTGATTGTGATAAATAAACTCTATAAGAGTTATTTCCAGATTTTTTTGACAACTCATTCATTAATTTTTCATGACCAGTTGTAGGAGGATTCATACGGCCAAATGTAAAGTATACAGCCTTTTCTTCCTCTATCAAATAATGTTTAAATGAGTTAACCATTAACCCTTCTTTCTTTGTACTTCTTTTTTACGTACGTCTTTAAATAATCTTCTAGCTAATCTTTTAATTCTTTGTTTTAATGCAGGCTTATCCAATCTCTTTTCAATTTCCTGCTTTCGCGCAAATGATAATTCTCTTTTCGGTATTCCTCTTGTTAGCTTACTAGCAATTTGGTTTCTAGCTTGTCTATTTGCTCTTTTTTCAAGCTTGTCTTTAGGCGCCATTTTTCTCTTGGCTCTTTCTCTACCAATTTTAATTCTTGCTTTCATTCTTTTCATTATTCTAGATTTTTTTATACGCTGAGACATGCTTAAAGCTTCATCTACATCGTCATTAGGCATTTCATCTGGCCATGTAGCTTCGTCAACAGATTCTTCTTTCATTAAACCGTTTAAGCTTTCTCTAGGATACATTTTAAATACTTTAGAACGTGCTTTATCAATATACTTTTTCTTATTACGTTCGTAATCATCAGAATTTTTTGCTAGTGTTCTAGCGTGTTTAGTTATGTCAGATGGTTTAGTAGGTTTAAGAACTGAAGGAGAAGAAGCTTCGCTTTTGACTTTTTTCTTTTTTAAATTAGCTGGATGCATCGGGTGTTTAATACCATAAGGAGATTCTGGATTAGGATCTGCTTTTTTTGGTCTACCCTTTAAGTCATTAGGATCTACTATTGCTTCTCTTTTAACAACTTCTTTATCCATTGGAACCATTCTAATTCCAATTTTGCCATCAGGCTTTCTATATTTTTCTGGTTTTTTATCTGCAGAATGAACTGCTTCTG